GTGCGCCAGCTGACGACCGGGTTCGCGGCAATCAGCGGTAAAACAAAGGCAGTCTACAACGCCAGCGCCAGTTCGTTCGAGGAAATCCGGCGCGGAGCTTTGGAAGCGGAGGTCATCGACGACAACGCCGCCTTTGTGGAAATCTACATCCAGGCGGGCGGCAACGCGGCGAACTTCGTCGAGCTCTCGCTGGTCGGTCTCTACAAGGGCGACAGCGCCGTCTATCGGCCGGCGCCGGTCGGGGGCGATCCGGCGACGGCGATCGCCAATGCCGCCTATGGAGTGGAGAAGCTGTTCGCCGAGCCGAACCTCTTCCCCGATCCCGAGCTCCGGTACACCGGCATCGTTAGCGGCATGTGGACGGGCGTTCGGCCGGCCGCCACCACATCACGCGGTCGCCGGGCCATCGTTCTCGATGGCTCGAAGATCTCTTATCTGAACATGCCGGCGGAATGGTTCGGTGGTCCTGGGGCGACCTTTTCGGCCACGGTCACCGTCGAGAACGTGGTGTCGGGTGGCGGATATGGCGTCTTCATCTGGGTGCGCTTCTACGACGCGGCGGGCTCTGAAATCGCCGGCTCGGTGCAGCAGCTGTTGTCGTCCAACGTCACCAACCCGTCCGAGCAGGTTCTGAAGCTTGAGGGCGCGACGATCCCGGCGGGCTGCGCCACAGTTCGCTTGTATCTCGACACCAACTCGAGCGCCGGCACGTCCATGACGCTTTCGCGGATCGGGTTCTATCGCGGCGCGAAAGCGGACTATCGTCCAGCGATCGTGACGCCTGCACGAACGGTCTTTGTCGATGGCGCGACTGGGGCCGACAGTAATCTCGGGACCGCTACCTCGCCGTTCGCAACTCCCGAGCGGGGTCTAATGGCGCTGCGTCGGCCGGATCTCACCTATTCCGGGCGAATGGTCATCGCGGCTGGCGACTACCCGATGTCGTCGTTGACGCTGGGAACCATCTCGGGATCGTCTTTGGGGAATGCCTATGATCTCATAGTCGAGGCCGCACCGAACGCGCGGGTGCGATTCATCCTGGGCAACAAACTGGTCTCGGTTACAAAGACCGCTGGTCGGACGAACGTGTATCAAGCAGCGCTTGCCGCCGCCGCCGCGCCCGCGAATTTCGTGCTTGAGCACGATAGTCCGGAAGGGTTGATCTCCCTTGCCGAGCGCCACGCCCTGCACCTAGGCGAGACGCACCGCAGCCCTGTAACGCGCCTGCGGCCGGTCGCCGACCTGGCGGCCTGCGATGCCACGCCCAGCTCGCACTACTACGCCGGCGGCGTCCTCTACTTCCATGCGCCAGGCAGCTCTGACCCGACGACCTCGGGCAAGGAGTACTATGTCCCGCTGAACCAGACCTCCTGGTACCGAACCAGCGGCATTGCGACCGAGCAGGGCGGGCGCATCGGCTATGTTGAGGTTCGTGGCATCCAGGTCTGGTATGCGTACGAAGGGTTCCAGATGGGCGGCGTGTCCAGCTACAAGCTGATCAACTGCACGGCCGTGGGCTGCGCTGGCCGCGGCTTCGACGCCCTTGGAGCTTCGGGCGAAGAGGTTAACTGCCGTTCAATCGCGTGCGGGGAGGACGGATTCGCCTATGCGGCGGCCGATGGGTCGCCCGGCGTCCTGTACCAGGACCCTCGGACCCTTTGCATCAACCCGTACGCTGCCATGAACGGCGATGACGGCTGGTCCAGCCACATCCGCTGCAACGCCGTGATCATCGGGGGCCTGAGCGAGTACAACGACGACGGCGGGTTTATCCCAGTGCTTGGCGCTGAGGTCGTCGCATACGGGTCGCACGCCCGCAAGAACGGCCAACGGGCGGGGATCAACGGCGCCATCGGCGAGGGCTTCTCTGTTCGCCAAGCGCCGGCTGGGACCGAAGGCGGCGTCAACACCTGCCTGGTCGGCTACGATCTGATCTCGGAAGGCAACACGCGGAACTTCTGCGTGGGCGACGCCGGCGGCAACGTCACGCTCTACCGACCATTGTCGATGAATGCATCGTCGTTCGGCTATGCTTCGCTGAACACCGGGGCGGCCATGACGGTTGTCGATGGTAAGACCCTGAACGACGCCACGGCGAAGTACGGGACTGTCACCGTCATAACGCCAGCGGCGTTGACCTAACTAGAAGTTCTGAAAGAGAAATCGCTTTTCAGCGATTTCTCTTATCTTCTCCGTAGAAATCGAGAACTCGTCGTTAGTAATCCGCCAGTCTGGGCTATGAGCGCTTGTTACCTTTCTCACGCCGAACGAAATATCATTGGTACTTGCGTTATGCAGGGTCACTACAAGCCACCTGCAGCGTTCGATATTAAAGCTCACGGTGCCCGTCGGGTAGGCGAAGGCAGGGTCGGCGCTACCGATGACGAATGCGAAATCAGGACTGGACGAGAGCAGCAGGCCGCGTTCGTAGCATTGTATGAGGTTCGGCTCAAAGTCTCTGAGTTCAAGTCCTCTATCAGTTTCTCGCCATGAGCGGCTGATGAACCTGATATTGTTGACCCTTGTAAATCGACCGTTCCAGAAGCTGGCCACTTCAAAGCAGCCGCCCCAGCCATCTGAAAGCCCGTCGCCGTTGAGCGCTTGTTGGGCGAGGACGTAGGAGCAGAAGCTTAGCGCTACTGCAATCCCCTCATCCTGGCTTCTCCGTCCGTCGCCGACGCATCTCAAAACCGCCGGGAAGTGCTCCCGGAAAGCGTCTGCACCGGATCCAGCCGCCAATGCATATTCGCGATCGGTGGAGCCCGGCAAAAATGCAGCCCCGCCGATCGGGATAATTTGAGCCCTTGAGCCGGGCGCTTCGTACCAAAGCAGGTAGCCCTCTAATTCTGTGCGCTTCTCAATCGGGAAGGCGTCAAACAATTTTTGAAATTCGTCAGGCGTGCGCAACGGTCTTCGGCGCGTTTCGCCACTGACAAATGCTGCGAAAGCCCGGGCGGCGTTTGCTGATCCGGCTAGACCAATGGCAATCCGGTCGCTGGCGATAATCAGTTTCTGGGTAAGCGAGGTCGGCCTGCGCTGGTTCGGGTTCCACGTCGGCATACTCTCGACCAGTGGCAGCTGCTCCAGCGGTTCGCCAAAGGAGCTGACCATCGTGTCTGCTATCAGGATGGGGTGCGGTCCCCATCCGAAACAGGCAACGAGCGTCATTAAGCCAGTATCTCGTCGGCGATCGGCGGCATGAGGCGCTCCCTAGCTTAGGCGACAGCTAAGCCCTAACCGCGCGCCCAAGTCGAGCCCGCCGCGATGCGAACCAGGTTCGCACCATCACCAAAGCCAGGCCTTGTGGCCGGAGGTAGGAGCATGCAGTGGATCTCCCCACGGCAGTCGAGAAGTATTGGGCGCACTTCACCGCTGCTGCGGCCGGCGTGTGGATCGTCGTCAAGGCGCTCTGGGACCGCTGGGATAAGCGCCGGGCCGAAGCGGCGGCGGCCAAGGCCGCTGGGGCCGTTGTCGAGGTCGACCTTGCCCGCCTTACCCAGGACGCCGTTGGCAAGGCGGTGCAAATCCTGCGCGAAGAGGTCGAGCGGATCTCCGAGACCGCCGGTCGGCTGTCCGACGAGCTGGAGGAAGTGCGGGCCGAGGTTCGGGAGCTGCATCGCATGATCGCAACCAAGGATGCGGAGCTGGCGCTGGCCTACGGCAAGATCCGCCAGCTGGAGGCCGAGAACGAAGCGCTTCGCCGTCGACTGGTGGCCCTGGGTGAGAGGCCGGAGCTGCCGTTCCAGGCGGCGGAGATCGTCGCCGACGGCACGGTCAAGAGGATGGGGGAAGGCTGATGGACAAGGATCTCAACGCGACGGTCCAGGCCGCCGCCAGCGCCGTCAGTGGGCCGGGCACGCCCGACCAGGTCGCGGCGACCTCGAAGCCCGACCGTCTGCTCCTGGTCGCCATGGCTGGGGCGGGGCCGGCGCTCTGCGTCATGCTGGGCCTGGTGATCTGGATCTTGGGAAGCCGCAACTGGCCGGCGTCCGTCTCGCCCGCCCAGATCAAGGGTCTGACGTGGATCGGCCTCAGCCTGTGCGGCTGTCTCGCCGTTACCGTCCTCCGCCTGGCCAGCGGGCAATTCAAGCGGGCCGACGTCAAAGCCGGCCCCGCGAGCGTCTCCATCGGCTCGGAGTAAGAGCCGAACCTCGCGGGCGTCGCTCGCGGGCTCTCCCACCATAGGAAGTCACCATGAACACGCGAGCCGTGCCCGCGTGCGCCCTGGCGCTTATCCAGCGCTTCGAGGGTCTGCACGACGGCGACAAGAAAACTCCCGTCCTGGAGCCCCAGGCCGATCCGATCGGCATCTATACCGTCGGCTGGGGCTACGCCCTCTTCGTCGGGGGGCGGCCGGTCAAGGACCGCGAAACCGCCTATCGCCTGTGGCGTGACCGCTGGCCGGCCGGGATGGTCCGCGAAGACGCCGACGCTCTGCTAGCCAAGGAGGCCCAAGCGGTCTGCGACAGGGTCGTGAGGCTGTTCCCCACGACCCCGCTTACCGATGGCCAGCTCGGCGCCATGGTGAGCCTGGCGTACAACATCGGCGTGGGTGAGGTCGGCGGAGCGCCTGACTTCGCCGATAGCAGCGTCCGCAAGCGTCTGATCGCCGGCGACGTCCAGGGCGCGGCGGACGCCTTTCGCATGTGGAGGTTCGCCGGCGGGCGTGAGCTGCCGGGCCTGGTCGCCCGGCGCGAGGCCGAGCGGGCGGTGTTCCTGGGGTCGGCGCGATGATCGGCCCGGTTCTCGCTGCTCTCGGCTCGCCGACCGGCCGCCGCCTCGCCGGCGTCGCCGGCATCCTGGCCGCCTTGGCCCTCACCGTCGCCGGCGTCTATGCCGCCGGCCTCTCCGCCGGCAAAGCGAAGGTCTCCGGAGACCGCGACGCCTGGCGCCGCACGGCCGGCCAGTACCTGGCCTCGGCCAAGTCCTGGGAGAAGAGCTTCCGCAGCTCCGACAAGATCCGCGCCCAGGAGCGCTCCGACGCGGTCCAGGCGGTCGACGACGCCGGGAAGGCCTGTGACGCCCGCGTGGCCGCCGCGCGCCGTTCCTCGGCCGCCATCCAATCCATCGTGACCAGAGAGGTTCGCTATGACGAAAGTCGCTGCCCTGTTCGTGCTGTCGTTGGCTCTGGTGAGCTGCGCGACGCCCTCGGCCTCGCCGCCGCCGGGCGTTGAACAGCCCAGGCCCAAGGCTCCCAACCCCGGGATCTGCGCCCAGGTCCGCAAGGCCTCACCGCTGCCGGTTGGCGCCAGCGTCCCGCAAGCGGTGACGCCCGAAGAGCGGGCTGGGCTGTCGTTGTTCCTGACGTGGGTGGCCGAGCTGGTCGACCACGACAAGGCCGCCACCGAGCGGAATGAGCTAGCCCGCCGCGAAGTCTGTAGCCCGCGATAGCCTGGCGCTCGCCAGGCCGAACCACCATTGCCGCGCTCGCCTCCGGGCTAGAGCTCCAACAAGGCCCCCGTCGGCAGTCGCCGGCGGGGGCTTTTCCGTGTCTAGGCCAAGTCGTGGTGGCCCATGTGCTCGCCTTCAGCCTCCCAGGCGCCCATGAGCACGCCTTCGAACATCACGCGGCTCTCGTGGTCGCGCCAGACGACGTAGAGCGTCCCCTTCCGGTCGCCCAGCTCGACAATCGCGCGATCGAACAGCTTGCGATAACGGTAGGACTGGAGGCTTATGGCCGCGCAGGCTCGGCCATAGGTCGCCACCAGGCGAGCCTCGCGGCTCGTTTCGGTTTGGTTGCTGATAGGCGGCATAGCCGGGCAGGTGTCGGGGCGCGTCTCCCCGCAAAGTTCCTCGCGATATTTGTAGTCGGTCATGGGGCCTTCCGTGATCAGAGGCGGCACCCTAGCAGTCGCGTGGAGCCTGCACCATCGAGCGGCGGATAGCCGTAGGCGGCCGGGTCTAGGCCCGCTTCGTTCAGCACCGTCCTGATCCAGCGCGCGCGGCCTTCGAGGTAGTCGAACACCATGCCGTAGTGCGCGTAGGACCCGCCGAGAACGTAGGATCGGCACGCCCGCGCCTCGCACGCGCATTTTAGCCGTTTGGTCAGCTCGCCGATCGGCGCGTTGAGGTACTTGCGCCACGGGCCAAGGAATTGCGCCTTGCTATGGCGCGCCTCGCGCCCGCAGGCCTCGCACTTCACGGCGAGGTCCCAGCCGTATTCCAGCACCTCGACAAGACGGTAGTCCATGAGCCCGCGGCCGTTCGCTGTTCTCGCTCCGTTCTCATTTCTCGAGGCGAGGAGTCAAGCCGCCGGCAATATAGTCTGGCGATGTTGATCCGTTAGAGTCGGCCGAAAAGTCCAAGCGGGCCGGGGCGTGAACGGAACGGGAAAGTTTGAACGGACCCGTGATAAAACAATATCTTCCATCCCACAGGTCGGCGGTTCGATCCCGCCCCCCGCCACCAGGACGGATTTCCCGCAAACGCTTGCCTCTGTTGATGTTCTCGGCGCGGGCCGTTGAGAACGAAATGAGGCCGTTAGAGTCGCGTTAGAGCGGCCCGTTAGAGTCTGTTCCTCATAAGTCCCCGTTCGCGGCGATCAGACCGCGCTTAATCTGGGCATTGCGGGCGACCTGGCTATCGCGGGGCAGGTAGTGGCTCAGGATGTCCGCGACCGAGCTGAGCGCGTGACCTGTGATGGCGGCGATTTCCGCGTTCGTGCATCCGGCGCGCGCGAGCTGCACGACACAGGAGTGCCTCAGTTGGCGCAGCAGGCGATAAGGTCCGCCCTTCGCCAAAATCCGCGTCGATCGGACATAGGCGAAGGCCTGAGATAGCTCCTTCTCCAGCCAGGGCCGGCCGGTGGCCTCGTTGACGAAGAGGTAGAGCGAGCCCTCGACGCGGCAGGCCTCCAGTAGGCCGGCCAGGCGCTCGCTGATCTCGATGTCAACGCCCGCGTCGGTCTTAGACTGTTCGAAGCTGAACGTGCGGCGGTTGGCGCTGTACTGGCGGCCAAGCTGGAACAGGCACACGTCGGTCAGGCGTTGGCCGATCTCCCATTCTGTCCAGATCATCGCCGCTAGCGATGGGCGGCCCGCGTCGATGCAGGCCTCGGCGTAGAGGGCGACGTCCTCCAGTTCCCAGATCGCGACCTTGGACTTAGGGATCTTGACGGTGATGTCCTCGGCCGGGTTGGTCGAGATCCACTCAAGCTTCTTGGCGTAGGCCAGCAGCATCTTGAGTACGGTTTTGAGCTGCTTCTTCGTGGTTGGCCGATCGTCGTAGATCGCCAGAAAGGCCTCAACCTTGTCGGCCTTCATGAGGGCGACGGGCGGGTGACCGATGCTGGCGGACCAGGCCTCGATCAGCTCGGCAGCCTCGCTGTAGTTCCTTTGGGTCCGAGGCTTGTTCTTCTTGAAGCCCTGCGTTGCCTGCCATAGGCGGTTGAGGGCCGGCAGCGATTTCGGAGGCCACGCGGGCGCGGCCTCCGGATCGCGGGCCGTCATCTTGTCGTACAGCGCCTTGGCGTCGACCTGGATGCGCTTGACTTCGGCGGCGTCGGTCAGATCGCCAGTGCGCTCACCTTCGATCGGCAGCGGGATCGCCGACAACCAGCCGGAGGGCCGCTGTTTGGCGGGGACCTGAAAGAACACGCGATACGTCCCGTCCTTTCGCGCCCGGAGCGTGACGTACTTGCCTAGCTCTAGCTTGACGGATGGCATCGGGGTTGACGTTCCAGGGGTCGGCGTCGGTGTCGGCGGGAGTTGCATCCTTGACCATTCCGAGTGCTTTGAGAACGGCGTCACGGTCGAAAATCGCCTCGTGGCCGCGATCGACTGGCGCGGGCATGGTCCCGGCCTTCCTGGCCTGCCACAGCTTCTTCACGCCATAGCGAGCCAGGCGGCAGACCTCCGAAGTGTAGATCCGGGGCGGTAGCGCCGCGATCTCCTCGGCGGTGAAGGGTGCGATGCCCATTGCTAAGCCTCCCCGATGGTCGGAGCGACCGGGCCGGGCGCGGGGATCATGAAGTGTGACGGCGGCGACGTGAGCACGTTCGTGACCACGGGGTAGCCATACTCGGTCACCCAGGCTTGGCGTTTGATGTCCCACCAGTACCCCACGAGACGTTGCCCGTTGCGCCAGAGGTCTACTTCGGTCCCGTCGAGCGGAGCCTTGTCGATCGTCTGCCAGTGCGCCTGGGCCAACAGGGGCAAAAGCCTCTCGGGCTGGGTCGCCTCGATCCAGCGCGCGTTGGCCGTGTGCTCCTCGTGGCGGTTGCCAGCAATCACAACCGCGCCTCTGATCTCGGCGATAAACACCTCGTTGGTCTCGATCGAGGCTCCCACCAGATCATTTTGTCCCTGGTAGTTCGACGCTTCGTTCAGCAACCAGAGTCCTGGCGTGGTCGACGAGGCAAGCTGTAGCAGCTCCTGAAGGCTAAGGGGTCCCACCATCTATTCGCCCTCGCCTTCGGCGCGGTCAGGCGCGCGAGAGAAGGCCCAGGTGCAGACGGCGCAGACCGCGCCGGCCACGTCCCACGAGAGCACCAGGGCGATGTCGACGACTTGCTCCGGCGCACCGATGCGCAGCGCCGCGACCACGGTGTTCAGCAGGACCGTCGCGCACCAGAAGAGGGTGACACCGGCGCAGATCCGCAGCGCGAGCCGCTGAAGATCGCGCTTCCGGCGGGCGGCAAGGACAACCTCGCGCGCCCTGTAGGCGTCGGCCTCCTCGATCGACATCGAGACCAAGCCGGCCTTCGTCCAGACTTCCGTCTTAGGCATTACCGGGCTCCTCGATGCTGCTGAGCGTCATGGCGGCGTCGCTCGATGCGACGGCCGTCCTCGGGGGTGCGAACCGGGTTCGCGGGTGGCCGCGCCGGCGGCGGGATCTTGCGGTCCGGAGGCACCGCAAGATCCCGCTCCGCCCCGGCGAGGGTCGCCAGGACGTGCGGGATCTTGCGGCCGTGGTGGCTGGGGAACGGGCTGGTGAAATCCTCCACCGTGACCAGTCCCTCCCGGTGCAGACGATCGACAACCCCAGGGTTGATCTCGCTGCGCGGGACGGGTGCGCGCAAGGCGCGGCGCAGGGTGGCGAGGGCGAGTGGAGACAACGGGGTCATGCCGCCCTCCCGATCGTCGGGGCGTTGGCCTGGACCGAGGCCAGGGCGGACTCCAGCACCTGGCGCGGACGGCCATCCAGCCAGGCCCAGCCGAGATAGATGTGTGGCGCGCCGTCGGCGGTCAGGGTGAACACCGAGACGCCTTGCAGCTCGCCCCAGCCGCGCACGAACAACGGCGCGTCCTGGAGCTGGATTGGCCGCCCTTGGCGGGCGGTGTGGACCGCGCGGGCGAGGTCCCGCAGGGTGGCCTTGGAGACCGGCTTGGCGTTGGGGCGGAGAGGTTCGCGCACGAGGGCGAACCGGACATCTTGAGGCATGACCGGGCTTCCGAGGTTGTTGACGAGCTGGGCGAGGGCCGCCGTGTCCCAGGACGGGCGCGGCGGCCGAAAGGTGTCGGCGACCAGCGGCCGAGGCGGCAGCAGAGCGGCGATGCGGGCGGGGTCGGGGTGCGGCGCGCCGGGGATCATCGTCCACCCCCACGGATGAAGTTGGTGAAGTCGGAGAGCGGCAGCGACCCGGGAGAGCCGAAGTCCTTGCCTCCGCGCATCGGCTGAGCCTTGAACAAGATCCGGCCGCCGATCGCGCCCTGGGCTTCCAAGATCCGGTGCTGGGTCGCCGCGCCGGGATGCTTCTCGACAACATCGCCCTTGCGGATCACCAGCAACACTTCGTCATCCTGGCGTTTGGCGCGGCTGACGTCGTTCAGCGCGCCCGACAGGTCGCGGTAGACGATGTCCGCGTCCGGCAAGCCGTTGAACACTTCGTAGTGCTGGAGCATGAGGTCGCGGACGCCGTTGGCCGCGCGCCAGAGCATGGCTTGGGGCTCCTTCCCCTCCGGCCGGTAGTCGCCTTTTTTGCCGGCGGCGTGCAGCAGGCGGGCGGTCTCGACCGTATCGCCCGAGTGCTCCAAGACCCCGACCAGCGCAGCGATGGCCGACAAGGCGTCGCCGCGCAGGATTTCCTGATACGCCTTCGCCGCAAGGTCGGCCGCGCTCTGCCGGGTCCAGTGTTCTGGCTGGCCGTGGGTGCGTCCCATTTCCTCGCGCAGGCTGGTCAACAGCTCGTCGAACGCGTCCTCGTCGTCGGTCATGTCCTGGTCTGCCAGGACGGCTTCGGCGTCGGCTTCCGGGCTTTCAGCGGGCTGGGGGGCGGACGCCATCGGCTCGACGTTCAACCAAGGCGTCGTATAGCCGTCGGGCTCGTTGTACTCGCCCAGGCGGTTTCGCGCATCGAACAGGATCTCGTCAGGGATCTGAAGATCGCCCTGCGCCGTGAACGCAACCGGGTATGCGGCGCGAAGCCAGGCGTACGCCTTCTCGCCCCACATCACGTGCCACCCGCTTTCGCCGCCGCTGTTGACGAAACGGATCAAGCCGGCGGCCGTCAGATTGCTACAGGCGGCGTCGAGCCAGTACGCCCCTACACGCGCGGCGCGGCCGGCGGTCAGCACGTTCTGGGTGACCATCTTGTGGGTCGCTTCCAGGAACACGAGGCGTTCCCGATTGCCGAGGGCCGGCGCGCCCGCCGCTTCGGCGGTCTCTGGTTTGGCCTCCGCCTCGGCCGTCTCCTCGGCCGCGATGGTGAGGCGGTCGACCTCGGGCCACTTCAGCCACTTGGTAGCGTAGCGGTCGCGGCCCTCGGTGCGAGGCGGGAGGGGCTTGAGCGAGACCAGCGCGCGGGCTTTGTCCAGGTCGCGATCAAGGCCGCGCTCCGCCATGACCTCCACGGCCTTGGCGGAGATTTCCAGCCAGGTTGTGCAGGAGTCCCCGTAGGGACCTTTGGCCGGTTCCTGGTGGATCGCTCCAAGCCCCTGGCGGACGAGGCGCGGGCCGATGATCGAAGGATAGCTGTCGGTGACCTTCACCCAGCGCGCCCGGTGAGGATGGCACCCCTTGTTGACGAGGTAGCGTTCGTACGCTTCGGCGATGATGAGCAGCAGCTCCTCGTCGTACTGGATCTTGGCGGCGGGCGCCCCTGGCGCCGACTTCGCGCCCGTCAGCTCCTCCAGGTCCATCTGGTTCGGATCGACCTCAGCCGGCGCCGGCGGCCGGAAAATGTCGCGGACTTCGCGCCAGGTCAGCTTGCCGTCGCGCCATTCGGCCTTCTGCGCGTCGGTCAGATCCTCCAGCGCCTTCAGGCGGTCGCTGACGGTCTTGCCATCGACGCCGGTGGCCTTCCCGCACGCCCGGGCGCTGGGGTAAAGCGCCGGGATCATGGCGCGGTAGGCCAGGGCCTCCTCGTAGGTGGTCAGGGGCTCGCGCTGGCCATTCTCGACGACGGCGATGTAGGCGGCGTAGGCCTCTTCCTCGGCCTGCTCCTCGGGCGTGGCGTCGCGCTCGATGTACGGGAGGCGCACGGGGCCGCTCTGATCGCCACGCGCGAGCCTGCGCTCGTTGACGATGCAGGCTGCGCGCCAGCGCCGCTCACCGGCAGAGATCACGCGCAAGCCGTCCTCACCGACGGGGCGGACAACCAGCGGCTGGAGGATGCCTTTCTCGTCGATCGTGTCGGCGAGGCGCTCAAGCGGCTCCTGTTCGAACTTCTTTCGGGGCTGCTTCGGGTTCGGCTTCAGCTCGCTTGTCAAGGCAAACGGGACGCCGCCGGCGGCACCCGGGTCCGCCGCACGCGCCATGGCGTCCAGGGCCTCGCCGCCGGCCCTGGTTAGGAACCACTGATCCGGGCCTTCCTCCTCCGGTAGGCGCGGATGCAGACCGATGAGGCCCTCCGCGTAGAGCTTGGGCATGTCGCGCTTGACGTTGGATGGCACCTTGCCCGTCGCCGTGGCGATCTCGGCCGAGGTCGCGCGGTCCACGGTGTTCAGGTGCTCCAGCACCGTCAGGTGCGCGAGCACGGCGGGCGTGATGGGGTTGGCTGCGGTCACGAGAGGGCCTCGGTGAAGCGGTGAGCGGGGAAGTAGCCGCCGTGCTTGTCGGTCAGGATCGACCCGGCGGGGCTGACGTGCCGACAGACGACCCGGTCGCCCTCCTTGAAGGGCGGCTTCTGTCCGCCGGGCATGGCGGGCGTCGAGACGACGGCGAGGACCTGGCCGGCCCGGAAGCGATGGGGCTGGGTCATCGGGTTTCGAGCGTCCAATCCCAGCGCTGGATCTTGGCCAGGCCGATCTCGATTTCGCCCTTGGTCAGGCCTTCGACGAAGGCCAGGGGCTGGAGCGTGCCGGGCTTCAGCTCGGGCGCGGCCGTCTTGGGCATGCGCGCCAGGATGGCCACCGACCCCAGCTGGAGAGCGCGGGGGATCAGCTCGCCGGCGTGGCGCTTGAGCATGTCCGCCAGCTCGTGGACGGCGCGCTCGATGGTCGGTCCATAGAGCGTCTGCTCCAGGTTCGGGCGGACCGAGAACGGCGTGTAACGGATGCCGACCACCCGACCCGGCCGGAATGGCGAGGGCGCGGCCGTGGGGAAGTCGACGACTTGGGCGGCGGCGGCCATTAGTTCGGCCCTCCGCATCCGTGCAGGATCAGCACCCAGAGGCCGATGGCCATCGGGATGGTCGCGACACGCGCCCAGGCGATGGCCCGGCGGGTGAAGGCCGCGCCTCGCCGGTAGTCCCAGCGAATGTCGACGAAGGGTTCGCCCGGGGCGGCCTCCCATGCGAACCCGGTTCGCGCCGCCCGGGTCATTGGACCGCGCCCCGGGAGCCGGAGTTGTTCGCCAGGGTGGCGGCCAGGTTGGCCACCAGCTTGCGGGCGTGGGTATCGAGCTGGCCGAAGTGGCGGGCCAGCTCGGCTCCGCCAGGCGCGTCGGCCAGCGCCATGAACGGTTCCAGATCGGCCGCGGCCTCGCCGGTGTCGTCTGCCTGGGGCAGGCCTTCGAAGAAGAACGCGGTGTTGGTCTTCAGGAAGTGCGCGGCGGCGTAGAGCTTCGAGGCGCTGATGCGGTTGGCCCCGCGCTCGTACTTCTGGACCTGCTGGAAGGTCAGCCCCAGGGCGTCGGCCAAGGCCGACTGGCTGAGGTCCAGCGCCTTGCGGCGGCGGCGGAGCTGGCGGCCGACGTGAAGGTCAACGGGGTGAGTTGAGCGCGCTTCCTGCGGCGCGGCGGCGGCAATCGACATGGGCGTCTCCGTGCCTCCCGCCGATCCCCAGTCGCTTAGAGCCCGGGCTGGGGCCTTAAGCCGGCGGACGATCCGACGACGAGAGTTGCGTCATGGATCGGCGAGAGGTTGCGATAATGGATGGAAAATTTGTCCATACGTCAACGCTGATTTCCATATTGCGATTTTGTCCATGCCCATTTCCGCGTTTTTGACTCGGCGCGAGCGCAGTCTTGACGGTGGCGCACGCGGCTCCCTTGAATGCAGCTTCGGGCTGCGCGGGAGGCGACTTTGATCCTGAAATTGTTGGGCTTAGTCGCCGCGCTATCCGGCCCCCTCGGTGGCCCAATGATCGAGTTCGATCCGCAAACCGTGACCTGGGCGCTGACCAGGGGAAAGGGTGTGATTGAGGGCGAGGCGTTCCTCAAGACGCGCGGCGGCGACGTGAAGACGTGCGCCGGGAGTGAGGTCTCGCTCATCCCTGATTCGCCCTACGCACGGGCAAGAATGCAGCTGCTGTACGCGAGCGAAGAGAAGGGCCTTCTCGCCCCCCGGCCCAGCCTAGCCCAGCTACGGCCAGCAGATCCCGACTATGCCCGTGCGCGCTTCAAGGCCACCTGCGATGCGCAGGGGCATTTCAAGTTCATGAGGCTTGCGGCGGGTCGCTACTACGTTGTCACCGATGTCATTTGGTCGGTACCGACGCGCGATTGGGGCTCCCGCTACTCAATGGAGCCGCAAGGCGGAAATCTCATGCTCAGGGTCGATGTGTCGGAAGACGATCCGCAGACCGTGATCTTGACTTACTAGCGGAGGCGACGCGTCGGTAGGTCCACCGCGTGAAGAGCCTTCACGCTGGCGCCGTCGTAGCGCACTTCGTTGTCCTCGCCCCGGGGCGGATTGTACTGCCACGCGTAAACAAACCCATCGCGTTGAGCGCGGTAGTTCTTGATCACGGCGGAGCCGTCTTGAAACTCAATCAGGCAGTCCTGGCCTCGGCCTGGTGGCAGGCCAACCGTGACTACGACCGCCTCGCCGGCGAAGTAGCGCGGCTCCATGCTGTCGCCGATAATCCGCACCACCATTAGGTCGCCAAGGCCGTTCCATAGCGGCGGCGCATCCACCCACTCGATGACCTGCCCGGCGTTGATAGCGATCCGCTCGCTGCCGCCTGCTGCCGCATAACCGTAGACGGGGATGCGCCGTGGCGGGGACGCGCGGCGAGAGGACAAGGTCTCCACGACCCCCGCCCGGTCCACGGACTCCCCAAAGAACTGCTCGATCTTCACCAGCTCGTCGGCCTTCAGGCGACGATCGCCCTTCAGCAGCTTCGTCATGGTCGAAGGGTCGATGTTCAAGTGACGAGCCAGGTCGGCCTGCGAGCGCTTCATGCTGCGCAGGCGCGAGGGGATTTCGGACATTTCCATAACAGCAAGCATGGAAGAAAATTCCGTGGACCGTCCCTTGAGCTTTTTTCCAAATCAGTTCAGCCCAGGTGTGGAGATTTCTTCTAGACGGATTTTCCACAATGGCAACGTTGGAGACGACATCGGTCGACACGCCAGCTGCGCGTGCCGTGGGCCTCCTCGGCTTGACGGACATCGCGCACGCCTGCCGGCTAACCACGGATGCAGTCCGAAAGTGGCTGAAAAGCAAGGGCGGTCTGATCCCCGCGCAGCACCAGGCCGCTGTTCTGGCGCTCGCCCAGGCTAAGGGCAAAGAACTAGCCCCGTCGGACGTGATCGCTGGTTGGGGTGAGCCATGAACCGCCTCGATCGCCTCGCCCTTTGGCGGGATCTGTCGGCGGAGTGTGCGAACCTGGTTCGCGACCACGAGGCCTCGCTGACTGTCGATGCCGACAGCGCCTCGGCTCGGCTCGACATCCGCTTTGCCGCCCTGCGTGGCCTGGTCAACGGCCTGTCGGTCGGCAAGTGCCCGGTGGCTACGGCCTGGGAGGCGGCGGCGGACTTCCTGCCGCTGGCCCGCCTGTTCGTGGCCGACGACACGACGCCAGCGGTGAAACTGCAGCTTGGTCCCAAGGTGATCCTGGCGGCCGAGCGGCTGGCGGCTGAGCTGGAAAAGGGCGAGCGCCAGCGCGCCGACGTGTACGGATGAGCCGCCCGTCGCGCCTGGAAAAGGACAAGGCGTCGCTGCGGGTGCTCAAGGCCAGCCGCATGTCGCCGGCGTCGATCGCGTCAGTGCTGGGGCGCTCGCGCAGCTGGGTCGAAACCCAGCTTGAGGAAATCGCCGCCGAGCAGCTGGCGGGGGTCGAGAGTGTCGAGGCGATCGAGGCCGAGGCCAGCGCCGAGGCGGCCCAGCAGGAAGAGCGGGAGCGCGCTGCCGAAGCCGTCGAGAGCCTGGGCGAAGCGGCCGAGTTCGATCGGGCGCCCGTTGCGGCCGTCCGTCAGATCCATGCCGCGCCGCGCGCCGGTCGCCACCAGCTGAGGCCCGTCACGGCGGACGTCGTGCGATGGGCTCGCTGGTTCCGCGCGGCGCGCTGGCCGGTCGCCGAGGTCGCCTATCTGTTCAACCGCGACGAGGACGCCCTCGCGGCGGCGCTGGTGGATGCGTGACCAGCGGACTGAACGCGCAAAGCTTCGGGCCTGGCTTGAGCACGTCGCTCAATACGCCATCGACTGGCTCGACGAGCTGGACGCCGATGACGTCGACCTCGAAGACGACGAGCTGGGCGACGACGCCGCCCTCAGCTAGGCCGGCCGACCATAGGGCGGTGATGGCCTCGCGCCTCGGCCTGGAGGACGAAACCGACTTCTACCCGACCCCGCCCTGGGGTGCGCGGGCCGGAGCCGAGTTCGTGCGCCGCCTGGACCCGGCCGCGCGGTCGGTCTGGGAGCCGGCCTGTGGCGCGCTGCACATGGCCCACGGTCTGCGCGACTACTTCCCGACGGTGTTGCTGAGCGACGCCTATCGCTATGGCCCCGGCTACCCGCTGTTCGACTTCCGGTCCAATGCCGCCCCGCCGCACCGGGCGGGCTGGATCATGACCAACCCGCCGTTCATGGACCTGATGCAGTTCATCCGCATGGCCTATGCCCGCGCCGAGCGCGGCGTGGCCCTGCTGATGCGCGCCGGCGTCATGGAGGGGATCAACCGCTATCCCCTGCTCTACGCCGGTGGCGAGTGTCCTCTGACGATCTTCGCGCCGTTCAGCGAGCGCCTGCCCATGCATCGCGGGCGCTGGGAGGAGGACGGGTCCACCGCGACCTTCTACGCCTGGTTCATCTGGCTGAAGCCGGTGCTGCGGCCTCGCCGCTTCATGGTCCACATGGACGGCCAATGGTGGCCGAGCACCATCCCGATCGCGCCAGGCGCCCGTAAGCGCCTGACCCGCCCGTCCGACGCCGCCTATGCGGTGCGGGAGGCGGCATGACGCTGGCCGAGTACGCCCTGGCCTATGCGCGGACCGGCATCGCCGTCTTCCCGCTGATGGTGCGCCAGAAGAAGCCTTACCCGTACAGCGACGGGTTTGTGTCGGCTTCGCACGACCCGGGCCAGGTCGGGGCCTGGTGGTCGGGTCAGGGCCGCCTGACACCCAAGGCCGACGCCAAGGTTCAGAAGCCCATCGTGGTGCGCGCGACGTCGAACATTGGCGTCGCCACGGGCGCAGCCAGCGGGTTCTGGGTGCTGGATCTGGATGGGCCGGAGGCCGAGGAAGGCCTTGCCGCCTTGGTCGCGGTGCATGGCCCGCTGCCGGTCACGCCGGAGCAGTCGACCGGCCGAGGGCGGCACCTGTGCTTCGCCTATGACCCGGCCTTCCCGATCCACAATTCGGCGGGGAAGATCGGCAAGAACATCGATGTCCGTGGAGACGGCGGCTACATCGTCGCGCCGCCGTCGATCCATCCCGGCGACGAGAAGAAGGGAATTCCCCCCGGCCGCGTCTATGCCTGGACGGCGGGCCGCTCGCCGCTGGAGATCCCGTTCGCCCCGGCGCCCGAATGGCTGTCGCGAATGGCCATGCCGGTCCCTGAAGCGCCTAGGCCAACGGGGCCGGTGCAGCCTCGGGTTCGGATCGACGGACGGGCGTCCCGCTACGGCGAAAGGGCGCTAGACAACGCGTGCCGCGACATCGCCCTGGCTCCCGCTGGCCAGAGGAACAACACCCTCTGGCTGAAGTCGATCGGCATAGGCCGTCTGTGCGCCGGCGGCGAGATTGCGGACCAGGGCTACGCCCTGCAAGCCTTGCGGGACGCCGGGCGGGACATGTGCGCCCGGGCCGGTTCGGCCTGGACGGTCAAGGAGGAGGGAACGCTCACGCGCGGCTTCGAGCTGGGCCTGGGCGATCCGCGCAACGCCCCTGTGCGCGACAGCTTCCAGCCGGCCGAGCGCCGCCCCCAGGCCCCGCTGGTCAGCCCGGCCAAGGTGGCCGAGGTCATCCGCGACGTTCGCGGCCTTTGGGCCGCCGCGCGCCCGGCCGACTGCAAGGCCTTCCGCATGTGGCTGCGAGTCCGCGGGCTCGACGCGGACGCCATGCCCGAGGCGCTGGGGCGGCTGCGGGCCTACCAGCGCGCGCCCTATGGCGATGGGCGGGACGGCCCCGCCGTGCTCGTGCCGCTCGTGCGCGGCGAGCTGGGCGAGCCCGAGGCCTTGGCGGTGCTGCCGCTGTTCGAGGGGGCCGAAACGATCCGGGGCTTTGTAGGCGATCCCGCCGGTGCGGTGGCGCACCTGGCGGGCGACGCGGCGCAAGGCGCCCTCTTGGTCGCAACCGACTTCCAGGACGCCTGGGCGCTGGGCTCCGGCGCGGCTGAGAGCGGCGATGACGTCGCCGTGGTGCTGGCCCCGACGCCGCGCGCGTTCTCCGGCGAGGCCCTGGGCGACAAGTGGGGCCGCATCGACCCCAGGACGCCGCACGGGGACCCGGCGCATGGGCCTTGGACCTTGCGGGCGGAAAGGCCCGTCTACCTTGCGGTTCGCGGCGATCTGCGCACCGGCGAGCTCAAATACCGCCGAACGTTCGGCGGCACCGGCCGCGTGGTCCTCCACGGCGAGGACGCGGCGCAATTTCACGGCGGCTTGGCGAGGCAGGCCTGGGTGCGGGCGGGTGCGAACCCGGTTCGCATCCTGCGCCCGTCCGCCGGCGTCGGTTTCAACAGTGGGCGTAGGGGCGTGGGCGCGTGAGCGACGACAACGTGATTCAGTTTGGCCGAACGGCCAAGGAGGGCGGGTCGGGACCCAGCCCGGAAGACCTGGCGCTCTACCCGCTGAACGACTTGGGCAACGCCATGCGCCTGATCCTGATGGCCGGCGGCGACATCGATCGGGACGGCGTGGTCGACGCCACCAACTCGCGCCTGCTCTACCAGCTGGGCGGCGGATGGGTTGGGTTCAACGGCAAATACTGGGACCGCAAGCACGGCGAGGATCTGGCCCGACGCCTGGCGCACCAGACGGCCAACAAGGTCTCTGACCTCTGGGACTTCGTGAAGGACCGCGTGCCGGCCAAGGAGTTCTTCAAGTTCGCCAACGGCTGCGGCTCCAGCGGCGCGACCACGGCTATGCTGCGCCAGGCGCAGTCCTATTTGACGGTCGAGATCGGCGTGTTCGACCGCGATCCGCTAGCCATCAACTGCCTGAATGGCACGCTCAAGATGAGCTACGCCGACGGCAAGTTCTCGAAGGTGCTGAGGCCCCATAGCCCGTCGGACCGCATCACGCGCTGCACGACGGTCAACTATGACCCTGCCGCGACAGCGCCGCTGTTCCGGAACGTCGCCCTGGAGTCCTTGGCCGACAAAGAGGAGCGCGACCACTTCCAGCGCATCTGCGGCTACTCCTCGACGGGCTGCACCCACGAACAAGCCTTCTTCCTGGCCCAGGGCCGAGGGCGAGACGGCAAGTCCACCCTCCTCGACGCCTGCCGAGAGACCATGGGCAGTTACGCGGTCGCCGCGAGCCCTCAGACCTTCCTGGAGGGCGGCATTCAGAACGGGTCGGGGCCGTCGCCCGACCTGATCGCCCTGTCCGGCGACGTACGCCTGGCCATCCTCTCGGAGCCGCCCAGGGGATCGAAACTCAAGGAGGGGCTGCTCAAGGCCTGGACCTCGGGCACGCCGATCCCGGCCCGGGATCTGAACGCCAAGCCCATCGAGTTCCGACCCATCGCCAAGCTGTTCTGGGAGTGCAACGCCTTCCCAGTCGCCCGGGGGGACGATGACGGCATCTGGCGCCGGATCTACCCGGTGCTGTTCCGCCGCCAGGTGCCCAAGGACCAGATCGACAGGCTGTTGCCCAAGAAGCTGGAGCCCGAGCGCCCCGGCATCCTCAACTGGCTCGTGGAGGGCGTCGGCGACTGGTTGGCGCGGGGGCTAGATCAGCCGGAGACCTACAGGGCCGCCCTGGAGGACTACCGGCGGGCTTCCAGCCCGTTCGGCGACTGGCTGGCCGAACGGTGCGTCACCGGCGAGGACGCCAAGGATCAGCGCGAGCTGTCCAGCAATCTCTACGCCAGCTTCAAGGAGTGGTCCGAGGAGCAGGGCCACGAGAAGATCATGAGCGCCCGCGCCTTCGGCGACGCCCTGCGCGACCGCCAGGTGGGCCTGGCGGGCAAGAACGCGGCCGGCCTGAAGTATCGCGGCCCGATCCGGCTCAAGAGCCTGGAGGAGCGCGCCAGCGAGGGCGACGCCGGGGCGAACCATGCCTCTGCGGCGTCGGCGACCCAGCGCGAGCCCGGCGATGACGACGGCGATTGGGGCGGCGAATGACCCGGCTCCGAACGGACATTAACGGACAGACGGACATTCCCGTCAGCCGTCGAGGGTGGTCGGGGCGCGCGAGACGGACAATCAACCGTCCGTCAGGCCGCAAATGTCCGTTCCATAAGCCACTGAAATCGCTGGCCAAACGGACAGAACGGACAGTCCGGACAGTTCCCCCATAGCCGGTGATGCGGGCGGGTGATGCGGGCGTGAGCCTGCGCGGCCCGTACCTGTGTCCGTTCGTCCGTCCCTCCGCCTGTCTCTACCCGTCCCCTGTTCTTGGTGTTCAAGATGACCTTCACTGAAAGAGGAAAAACTGAAAGCCTGGCGGAGCACCTGCTCCGCAACGCCGATCACCTGGCCCTCAGCGAGGACCAGCGGTCGCGGCTGCTCGCCGCGTATCGGCTGTCGGTGGTGGTGATCCACGACAAGGAGAAGCGCGCCGAGGCTCGCCGGGAGGGCGACGAGATCGCGAACCAGGTTCGCGGCGAGCTGGACGCCAGCGTCGAGGATGCGGCGTTGTCGGCCAAGCGCCGGGGCGAACGAGTCAGCCAGCACAACGACGACGGCGCCCGCCGGATCAAGACACGGGACGGTCTGGCGTCGTTGCAGGAAGGCGGGGCGATCACGGAAGACGAGGCCAAGGCGGGTATGGCCTACCGACTGCTGTTCGAGGAGGCCGGCAAGGGTGCGGGCCTCGGCTCGCAGCTGGAGGACCGACCTAAGTCCATCCGCTCCAGCACGCACGGGGCCGTGGCCCATGGCCTGTTCCGCGCCTATGTCGGTGTTCGTCTCACCGGTATCGAGACGGCCGTGAGCAACGCCGATGCCAGCGGGCGGGCTCTCGCCGCGCTGCGGGCTGTGGCTGGCGAGGGTCGGACGGTGCGGTCCCTCGGGCAGGGCGGCGACGTGAAGAAGAAGAACCTGGCCGCGCTGCGGCTGGCCCTTCGCGTCGCCAGGGCCGCCATCGCCGGCAATGGCGGTCTTAAGCCCAAGCGCCACCTTGCGAATCAGGCCCACTAAAGTCATAAAGAGAGCACGGTTAATCACTGCGCCGGATCGCCCGCCCCGCTCCCCAGCGGCGGCGGGTTTTTCATGCGCGTCGCCCGGGCGCTCAGAGGGGCGAGGCCGAAAACCCCAACGACATCAATGACATGACCTCAGCCGCGGCTGGGTCCTCCCCCCTGGGGGGTGTATGCGGTGGGGCTGAGCGCGTTCCTTCGGCAGTGAGGGCGGGTGGGGAAAGCCTAAACTTCTAAACGACCAGCTAGAGACGGGAGCTAAAGCCATGCTTGAAGCCGCTCCCGCCCCGGCCGCGACGCTGCCCAAAGGCGAGTTCGCCAAACTGCTGAAGGTGTCGGCGGGGCGGGTCTCGCAGATGATCACCGAGGGCAAAATTTCCCCCGACGCGCTTGAGGGCGAAGGGCGCACGGCCAAGATCAAGGTCGCCCTGGCGATGGAGCAGATCCGACGCCGGACGGACATCGGCCAGCGCTTTGGCAACGGGTCGGGCACGAATTTAGAAAATTCGACTAAACCGCCGGTGCAAAATGGGGCCTCGCCCCCGCTCGGTGACCCGGTCGAGGTCAAGATGCGGCTGGAGAAGCTGCGCGAGGTCGAGTTCCGCAACCGCGAGGCCGAGCGCAAGGAGCTGGCCAGCCAGGGCGTCTATGTCATCGCCGACGAGGTGGCGATGGGCCTGGGCAAGATGGCGGTCTCGATGGTGACCGTGTTCGAGGGGGCGTTGAGCGACTTCGCGCAGGCCATCGCTGCCCGCTTCGAGTTGCCCCAACGCGACGTCCTGCACCTGTTGCGGGCGGAGTTCGTCACGGTGCGCGAGCGGGCCTCGACGGCGGCGGCGAAGGCGGCCGAAAAGCTGCCGGCGTCGAAGATCGATCAGCGTCCGGACCCCGCCTAGCCATGGATTTTCATGTCGGGTCGGTGGAGCGCCTCGTGGCGCTGGCCATGGCGGCTGCGCTGAAGCCGCCGCCCCAGGACGACTACATCGCCTGGGCGGTGAACAATATCTCGTTCAGCAAGCGCGAGAGCGAGTTCGAAGGTCCCTATAACCGGGCGCTCTTCTCGTACTTCGATGAGCCGTTGCGGGCGTTCTCGATGTCGGACCCGTGCCGGATCGTGACGCTGATGAAGTCGGCCCAGCTGGGCGGCACGGTATTGGCCAACATCTTCACCCTGGGGTCCCTGGACATGGACCCCGGCGACTTCCTCTACACGCACCCGACCGAGGAAAATGCCCGTCGCTGGTCGCGGATGAAGCTGTCGCCAATGCTGCGGAGTACGACGGCCTTGGCCCGGGCCTTTCCGCAAAAGTCGCGGGATGGCGCCGATAGCGTGACCTACAAGGAGCGCGCCGACGGTCGAGGCTCCATCCTGATTTCGGGCGCCAACTCGCCGGCTGGCCTGTCCATGGTCAGCATGCGGCGCCAGGTACAGGACGACCTGGCCAAGTGGGACATGAACACCGCCGGCGACCCGGAGACCCAGGCCGACAGCCGTAGCCAGGGCTTCGAGTTCGCCAAGATCGTTAAGATTTCGACGCCGATGGTGGTCCCGGGTTGCCGCATCACTAAGAGCTACGAGGCCGGGAGCCAGGAGGTTCCCGAGGTCCCTTGTCCTCACTGTGACCACTTCCAGGTACTGGAGTGGGACAACATGCTGGCGCAGCTGAAGGAGGCTGAGCCCGAGAAGGCGCATTTCACCTGCACCGCCTGCGGCTGGGAGATCCACGAGCATCACCGACCGGACATGCTGCGGCGGCTCCGCTGGACAGCGCGAAACCCGGCCATGATGCGGGTCCATCGGTCGTTCTGGATCTGGTCGGCTTACAGCGTCTTGCAGAGCTGGGAGCGTATCGCACGGGCTTGGTTCAAGGCCCGGGGCGACGCCGCTGCCGAGCAGACCTTTATGAACGACACCGTCGGACTGCCCTTCCGGGCGATCGGCGAGGCGGTGGCGTGGGAAACCCTGCGAGACCGCGCGTCGGAGTCTCACTACCCCGTCGGGCGCATCCCGGCCGGCTACCAGATCGTCACGGCGGGCGTCGACTGTCAGGGCAACCGGGTCGAGGTCCAGGTCAAGGCCTATGGACGAGACGGTCGTAGCTGCGTGGTCGACTACCGGGTCATCCCGGGCCACATCAGCGAGCCCAAATGCCAAGAGGCCCTGGACGCGCTTATGGTGCAGACCTGGCCCAACGCCCACGGCCGACGCCTCGGCGTGGATATGCTGGGCATCGACGGCAACGCCTGGACCGAGGACGTCTGGTCCTGGGTCAAGCGCTGGCCCTCTGCCAAGGTCATCATGGTGCGGGGCGCGAACAGTGACCATGCGCCATTGCTGGAGCGGGTGAAGCGCGAGCGCGGCTCCCAGGGTCAGCTGCTCAAGTATTCTCGACGGTTCTACAACTTCGGCAGCTCGGTGATGAAGCTGGCGCTGTACCGGAACCTTCAGAAGACCGACCCGCTGGAACGGGGCTTTATCGAGCTTCCCAGGGGGCTGGACGACGAGTTCTTCCGTCAGCTGACGGCCGAACGACGCCAGGCCAAGAAGCGCAAGGACGGCTTCACCGTCTATCGCTGGATGAAGGACCCGGCCGTCGCCAACGAGGCTCTGGACACGCACCTCCAGGCCGACGCCGCCGCGATCCGCTTCGGCGTTCGGTCCATGCTGGACGCCCAATGGGACCAGTACGAGCTGGAGCGCGATCGACCCGTCCAGGGCGGCCAACTCGACTTGGAAGATTTCATGACCGGCCCTCCGCCGGTCGAAGCACCTCCGCCCCCTCCGCCCGTCGTCGATGCGAACCCGGTTCGCACCGAAGAGGGCGAGGACTGGGTCCGCATCGAAGGGGATTGGGTCTGATGGCCGACTATGCTGCGCGGATCGAGGCGCTCGAAGAAGCCGCCGGCAGCGGCGAGCTGACCGTGAAGGCCGACGGCCGCGAGGTGACCTACCGCTCGATGGGCGACCTGATGCGCGCTCTGTCGTACTTCCGATCGCGCCAGGCTGAAGCGACGGCCGCCGCCGGCTCCACCTATGCCGTAACTCTGGCAAGCTTCGGGGGCGAGTGATGTTCACGGAAGCCCTGGCGTGGGTGTCTCCGAAGGCGGCTGCGAAACGTGCTGCCTGGAAGGCGACCTATGAGAACCTGAAGGATCTGGAGGGCGATCGGTCCTACGCGTTGGCAGAGCGTGGACGTCTCACCTCTGATTGGAAGGCGAGCAACGGCTCGGCGGACGCGGAGATCGGCAACGATCTGCAGATCATGCGGGCGCGCTGCGGCCAGATGATCCGCGACAACAATTACGCCGAAACTGCCCTCACTAACCTGGTGGCGTGGCTGGTTGGAGACGGGATCGCTGGCCGTGCGGTCCACGCGGACCCGGCCGTCGCCAAGGTCGCTCAGCAGGTCTGGGACGATCACTGCAAGAAGCAGCTGGACGGCGAACAGGACCACTACGGCGCCCAGGCCCTTGGCGCACGTAGCATGATCGAGCGGGGCGAAGTCCTGCGCGTCTGGTCATCACTCGACGGCGAGCCCGACGCCTTCTACCAGATCCTCGAAGGCGACCACCTGGCCAACATCAACCGCCGACTGGATGGTGGCGGAAAGATCGTGGGCGGCGTCGAGCGCGATAAGCGCGGCCGTCGGGTTGCCTACTGGATCTATCCCGAGCATCCCGGCAGCGTTCTAGCCGGTCTCTCGCAGAAGCCAGAGCGTGTCGATGCCCGTGACGTCGACCACATGTACTGGATCAAGCGCCCCGGACAGAGCCGAGGCGTTCCGTGGTTCCACGCCGGTCTGCGCAAGCTTCGCGACGTCTCGGAAATCGAGGCGGCGGTTCGGGTCAAGAAGCGCATCGAGGCGTGTTTCGCGCTCTTCCGCCGCAAGGCCGACGGGGTGTTCAAGGCCCTTGGCATCCAGAAGCCGGACGCCAAGCCGGGTCCGCTGCAAGAGAGCATCCGGCCGGGCAGCATCATCTACGGCGAGGACGGCGAAGAGGCCCCGACGGTCATCAACCCTTCGTCCTCCGGCGACGGCGACGGGTTCCTGAAGGGCCAACTGAAGGCTATCGCTGCATCGTTCGGCCTGCCCGCTCACATCATGACGGGCGACGTCAGCGAGGCGAACTATTCCAGCCTGCGCGCCGCGATCGTGGTGTTCTACAAGCTGCTCGACTTCTGGCACACGCACGTCGTCTTGCCCCGTTGGCTGGAGCCGGAGTTCCGCCGCGTGATGTGGAAGGCGGCGCTGAAGCTGCGGATGCCCGCCCTGGCGACCGTCACCGCCACCTTCACTCCCCCGCCGCGTCCCTGGGTCGATCCGCTGAAGGACATCGCGGCGCAGGTAATGGAAGCCCGCGCCATCCCCGGCGCGCTGCTGGAGCTGCTCACCGAGCGTGGCGAGACGCTGGAGACGGCGGTCGCCAAGGCTCAGCAGATCATGGACGCGTTCGACAAGGCGGGCGTGGCCAGCGACGCCGATCCGCGTCGCGTCAACGGCTCGGGCGGGCTGCAACCGCCGACCGGCTACCTGGCCCCCAAGGCTGAAGCCGCCTAACCCCTAGAGGTCACCATGCCCATTGATGTTGAGATGACCCGGCGGCAGGTTGCCGCCGTGGTGGAGCGGCGTGCTGGCCGCACGAGCAGCTACGACGCTGAGGCGCGGACGGTTCAGATCGTCATCGCCACCGAAACGCCGGTCCGCATGCCGGGTTGGCGCATCGGCATCGACGCCCGCTACTACTACGAAATCCTCGACTGCACGCCCGGCGCCGTCGACCTCAGCGAAGTCGAAACCGGCAACTGCCCGGTGCTGGACAGCCACGGCCGTTGGTCGCTGCAAGACCGACTGGGCGTCGTCAATCGCGCCAGCGTCGAGGGCCGTGAAGTGGTCCTCGTCGCCACCTTCGGCCAGTCCCAGGCCGCCCGTGATCTTGAAGCCGAAGTGGCCGCCGACACCGCGCCGCCGGCCTCGGCGGGCTACGCCGTCAGCGAGCTGATCCTGGAGCGCTACGAGGGCGACGTCCCCGTCTACCGCGCCATCCGCTGGAAGCTGACGGAAGCCTCCTTCACCCCCATCGCCGCCGACACGAACGCAGGAACCCGGTCGGACCACGGTCAACATCCCTGCATCATCCTGGAGACCCGCGCCATGCCGCCGGAAAACACGCCTGCCGCCATTCCGGCGGCCCCTGCCCAGACCCGCGAGCAATTGCTCGCCGGCATCTCCGATCCCAGCCTGCGCGCCGCCCTTGATGGTCTGATCCCGGCCACCGTGGTCGCCTCGCCGGCGCGCGCCGCGCCGTCGATCACCGCACCCGAGGCGGTTCGTCAGCGCGGCGACGAAGTCCTGACCACGGCCCAGGCCTTCGAGCTGCAAGACCAGGCGCGCACTCTGGGCGTCGAGGACCAGGTTCGCACCCTACTGACGACGGCCGGCTCCACCCGGGCGCAGATCAGCGAGGCCATCCTGTCCGCCGCTGCGGCGCGCCAGGCCGGCGGCGGCAACCGCATCCCGGCTGGTTCGGGCGCCCGCGTCGGCGATGAACGCGAAGGCGTTCGGACCAATATGCGCGACGCCATTCGCCACAATCTGGCGGGTACGTCGCGCGTCGACGATGTGCCGGAAGGCGCCCGTCAGTACATGGGCCGCACCCCGTCGGAGCTGGCGATGGAGTGCCTGGGCGAGCGCACGCCGCCGCGTTCGACCGCCGACCGCATCGAGCTGTTGGAGCGGGCGTTCCACACCACGTCCGACTTCGGCAACATCATGGGCGCTGGCCTGAATGTGCGGATGGAAGACACTTACCAGGCGGCCGAGCCGACCTACCGCTTGATCGCCCAGGAAACGACCTTCGTCGACTTCCGCGCTCACGACGTGATCCGGCCGGGCGACTTCCCCAGCCTTCAGAAAATCAACGAGGCGGGCGAGATCAAGTACGGCACGTTCGGCGACAAGCGCGAGCAAGTGTTCGTCGTGCCGTACGGCGTCCAGTTCGGCCTGTCTCGCCAGCTGCTGATCAACGATCGCTGGGGCGAGATCGACACCGTCCTGAACAACTACGGCATCCAGGTCGCCCTGTTCGAAGAAGTCACCTTCTACGACATGAAGAACCAGAACAACGGCCTGGGACCCGTGCTGCTGGAGGACAACAAGACCGTCTTCCACGCCGATCACGGCAACCTCGCCGCCGCTGGTGCTGCCATCGCGAAAGCCAGCCTCGGTCTCGGCCGGGCGGCGATGCGTAAACAGAAGAACCTGTCGGGTAAGCAGATGGGCATTCCGCCCAAGATCCTGCTGGGCACCCCCGACAACGAGACGGCGGCGGAAGACGCGATCACGCCGGTCATCGTCAACGACGCCGTGAAGGCTAACCCGTTCGCGGGGAAGCTGGAGCTGGTCATTGGCGGGCAGCTCAGCGGAAACGCCTGGGAACTGTACGCCGACCGTCGCTTCGGTTCGAACTGGACCTGGGGTCTGCTCGACGGCTTCAAGGCTCCCCGCCTGAAGATCGAGGAATCGTTCGGCATCCAGGGCGTGAAGGTGAAGCTGGAGCATGACTTCGGCTGCGGTCCCCGCGACTTCCGCTTCGGCTATCGCAACCCCGGCGCCTGACCTGATCCCAACAGGCGTCGCGACTATGGGGGCCGCTTTCGGGTGGCCCCCGCTTCCTCCTCGCCGACCTCCAACGGCCTGCCTACGGGCGGGCCGTTCGACGTCCGCGCCGGACGGCTTTGACCGGCAAATCAGCCCCGGAGATGATCATGAAAAACACCCTCGCCACCTCGGACACCCGAGACTTCATCGCGCCCTACGACGTCACTAGCGGGGCGGCCTTCAAGGTCGGCAGCTACATCGCGGTCGCCGCTACGACCGCCCTGGCAGGCGCTGCGCTGGCGGGCGATATCCGCGGTGCTTTCACGCTGGCCAAGGCCACGGGCGCGGCCTGGACCAAGGGCGACACCCTCTACTGGGATGACACCGCCAAGAAGTTCACCAAGACCGCGTCGGGCAACACCAAGGCCGGTATCGCTTTCGCCGACGCCGCCAGCGGCGACGCGGTCGGCGGCGTGGACCTGATCCCGACCATCTGACGATGGGTGTCGCGGACCTGGATGCCCGCCTCCTGGCGAGCATCTACCGGAAGTTCGGTGTCCCGGCGCGCTGGGTTCCCTCGACTGGTTCGCCGGTCGAGGGCATCCGCGTCCGCCGTGTGACCGACGAAGACGCTGCAGTAGAGTTCGGCACCAACAGTCAGGCCATCGTGGATCGCGTCGTCCTGCATGTTCGCTTGACGGAAGTCGCGAGCGTTACGCGCGACGGTCGCTTTGAGATCCTCGACGCCCAGGGCGCGGTTATCGCGAGCTATGTGGTGATCAACCGCGCCCGCAAGGTCAATTTTGACCAAGAATGGCGCGCCGAGGTCGAGGCGGCCGGCTGATGCGTTACGGCGTCAAGGGTCCCGACGCCAAGGAAGTCGCCGACTGGACCGAGGACAGCCTCGCCCGCATCCAAACCGGAGCCGTTCGCGAGAACGCCACCCTGTTCCGGGACGACATGCGCGAGGAGACCTTTCTCGGCCTCGGCGGCCGGTCGCGCCTGCCCCAGGCGTGGCGAATGAAGCTCTATCCCGAGGCCGGCTACAGCCTCGACCCCGCCGGCTGGGTCTATGTTCGTGGGCCTCGCCCCGGCGTCGAGTCGGCCGGTGCGTCCGCCGCGCTGCTGATCGATGCTTTCGAACGCGGCGTGTCCATCGTCGCCCGGCGCGGCGCGTGGCTGGCGATCCCGACCGAGGCCGCCGGCAAGCGCGCCCCAGTCGCGGGAGGCGCTCTGCGCGGCCGGGGTTCGCAACAGGCCAGGATCACCCCCGCCGGTTTCGAGCGGCGGAGTGGTCTTGATCTGCGGTTCGTGCCCGTCAGCCCGGGCAAGGCCCTGCTGGTGGTCGACAGCGCCAAGCGCGACCGCCTGGCGCGGGCCGTGCCCTACGGCAAGGGGCGCGGCTCCAAGCTCTACGGCCCCGCCGGCCAGACCATCGTCGTCTTCACCCTGGTTCGCCAGGTGCGCCTGCCCAAGCGGCTCGATTTCACCGGGCCGGAACAGCGGGCCGGCCAGCGCTGGGACGCGCTGCTGACCAAACACTGGAGGTAGTCGTGGCGACCACCCAGGCGCAGATCCTCGACGCCATCGAGGCGATGTTGTCCGCCGGCTTGACGGCGGCGAGCGTCACCTTCGCGCGCAACGACACCAGCGTCCCGGATCTCGACACGCCCGACCGGGTGACGATGTTCGACGGCGAGCCCGGACAGCCTATCGAGCAGCTGCTGGGTAGCCGCCTGAAAACCTATCGGCACGAGATCCCGCTCGACATCTTCCCGGTGCAGGCCCCGATGCCGGAGGCCCGCGCCCACGCCATCCGCGCGCAAATCCTCGCCCTGATCGACGCCGATCGCACCCTGGGCGGCCTGGTCGATGACCTGGACCTGTCCGAGCTGGCCGGCGGCCTGGCCCCGGTCAGTGAGGCCCGCGCTCTCAAGTTCGGCTCGGCGACCCTCATCGCCGAATACACCCTCTAACCACGGAGAACTGACATGGCCCGCGCACGCGGTGCGAACGCCCAGGCGGCGCTCGCCTTCGCCTCGTCCTACGGGACGATCCCGACTACCGGCTTCTTCTCGATCGCGGGCGCGGACCTGGGCGACCTCAGCGACCGCAACGAGCTGATCGAGGACGATCTGATCGGCCAGGGCCGCGAGCCCTTGGAGCCCGGCGACGGCCCGGTGACCAACACCGCGACCATGACGCTTCCGGTCGACGTGCGGAACGTCGGCCTTGCGCTCAAGTGGTTGTTCGGCCCGCCGGTGACCACCCAGGGCGTCGCCGCCACGGGCGCGATCACCTTCGCCGCGAACCCGGCCAACAACGACACGATCACGGTTGGCGGGCAGGCCTTCACCTTCAAAGCGGCCAACCCCGTCGGCAACCAGATCCAGATCGGCGCCACCCTGGCCGATACCGTTCGGGAGGCCGTCTGGGCGCTGAACGCCAGTGGCGTCGTGGCGGTCGCCGCCGCGCGCTACACCGCCGACCGCGACGGCACGATGATCAACGTGACCCACAAGACGATCGGCACGGCCGGCAACGCCTTTGCCCTGGCGGCGTCGGCCGCCACGGTGTCTGGCGCGACCCTGGCCGGCGGTTCGGCGACGGGTCCCTATAACCACGTCTTCAGCTCGGGCGCGCAGACCCTGCCGGACGCCGTGGTCGAGATCGGCCATCCCGAAATCCCCGCCTACCACATGAACTACGGGATCATGGCCAACACCGCCTCGATCCAGCTCCAGCGCTCGGGCAACCTGAATATCCAGCTGGGCCTGATCGCCCAGGGCGAGCTGCCCTCGACCACGACGAGCCAGGCCGGGACCCCGACCGTCTACGCCATCGAGCGCTTCTCGCAGGGGTCGGGCGAAATCACCGATCGCGGTGTCCCCCTGGGCGAGATCGTCTCGGGTACGGCCGCCTGGTCGAACAACCTCGACGTGGCCGAGAATATCCGCCCCGACGGCCGGATTGACGGCGCGGACCCGGGCAAGGTCTCCGGCTCGCCCCAATTCACGGTGCGGTACAAGGACCTGACGCTCTACAACGCCGCCAAGGCGAAGCAGACGCTTCAGCCGGCCTACCGCTGGTCGCGCGGGCCTCACAGCCTGGAAATCCAGTACCTGGCCGTGAAGGTGCCGGTGCCCTCCAAGCCAGTGAGCGGCCCCGGCGGCATCCAGATGAACTACCAGGGGCAGGCCTTCAAGCACCCGACCCTGGGCAAGGCCATCGTCGCGACCCTGGTCAACGACGTCCCCAGCTACGCTTAAGCCCTGCGCGTGCGAACCCGGTTCGCACGCCATGATCCGGAACCCGACATGCTGACCCTGAAATCCACCACCACGCCGGCTGCGTTGGTGACCGTCACGCTGCCCGAAGGGGCGGCGTTGTTTCTCCGCCCCTGGAGCACCGGCATTCGCCTGGCCGCGATCCGCGCCTACTGGAAGGCCGTCGAGGCGTCGGGCGACGAGTCCGTGGGCGACGTCGCTTACGCCGTCGGCGCAGTCCGTGCTGGTCTGGCCGGCTGGGAGGGCTTCGATACCGAGGATGCTCCGGGCCAGCCGGCCGAGTTCTCGCGCGAGCTGGTCGACAGCATTGAGGCGCTGATTGTCGGCGACCTGGCCGTCTATCGCGCGATCGAGGACCAGTACGTCCGTCCGGCGCTGGCTGAGGAGCAGGTAAAAAACGGATCGTCGCTTCCGCGCGCTGGTGGTTCGCCGGCGGGAGCGACGTCGACGGCGAACCCCTCGTCACCCGCTGGGGCGGTCGAGACTATTGCGCCGCCTGCGAACCCGGCTGCGCCGCTTGTCCCCTGACCACGGTCACGCGGGTCATGCCCGACGGCGAGCGGATCACCGAAGAGGAGCCGCTTCCGCCCGAGGGCGAAGACTGCTGGTCGCTGATCCTCGATAGCCGCAGCCAGGTCCGCGTCGCGCCCATGGGCGGCGTCGTCGGCCTGGACTTCTCCGCCGTGTTCGAACTGGCCCGCGCGAGGGGGCTTCCCGTCGCGCTCCTCGCCGATGTCCTGCCCCGCGTCGAACCCTTTATCGTCTTTGCTTGGAGCCCGCCGGAATGACGACGAAGACGATTTCGTACCGCTTGACCTCCGAGGGCAAGGACGCTCTCAAGCGCGACGCTGCCGAGGCTGGGGCTGCTCTTGAGAAGGCCGGCGAGCAGGGCCAAGCGGCGTTCGGACGGACGAACCGCGAGCTGCAAAATACGAGCGAACTGACCGACCGCCAGATCGCCAAGTATCAGCGCCTTGCAGCGGCGGCGAAGGAAGCGCAGCTCGCGGAAGAAGCTCAGGCCAGGATCAATGGCGCGATTGGCGTTGGCAGCGGCGCACGTCTTCGCCCGTCCGACTTTCTGACGGGCGAGGAGCTGGGCGGGCCGGCGGGCCTCACCAAGGGTCAACGCGCTGGCCGCCTTAGCTTGGCGCGGCAGGGCGCCGATGTCTTCACGACTGGCTTCATGGGCATGAGCCCGAGCATGATCGCGATCCAGCAAGGTCCGCAGATCATCGACGCCATGACCCAGGCCGGCATCAAGCTCACGCCAGTCATGATCGCGTCGGGTGCGGCGGTCGCGGGCCTTGCGGCAGGTGTAGGCGCTCTTGGGGCGTCGGCTATGCAGTACGAGGCCCAAGCTGCGCGCGTATCTGTCGCTCTGGAAGGTCAGGGCCGTATCCTTCAGATGACCACAGCTGATTTCGATCGCTACGCTAAAGCAGGCGCGACGGCAGGCGACATCAGCATCAAGGCGGCTACGGACGCCGGCATCGCCTATGCGTCGACGGGGCGGATCGGCGGCGGAGTTATGGGTGACCTGATCGCCCTTACCCGGCGCTACGCCCAGACAACTGGCCAAGACATCGGCGAGGCGACCGGTGACCTTGCCAAGCACTTTTCGACGGGTTCGGCCGGCGTGGCTGAACTGAACGACAAGCTGCATTTCCTCAGCGCGGCCGAACTCGAGCACATCAGGAACTTGATGGACTCGGGCCGGGAGACCGATGCGCAAAGGATCGCCGTCGAGAAGCTGGGCGCGTCCATGTCCGACGCCGCGACCGTGACCGCAGGCTGGGAGGGCCTTCTTCGCGGGCTTGGTGATACGGCAAGTGACGTCTGGACAAAGGTTGGCCGCGCGATCGACCTGGCGATGGGTGGCGGGACCGATCAACAGCAGCTCCAGACGCTGCTGGAAAAGCGCAGCCAGGCCGCGCTGGAGCAGCGCAGCAGCTGGATCTACTTGGGCAAGTCCGTTGAAGATTACGACCGTGAGATCGCGCAGGTTCGGGGTCGTATCGCGCAGAGCGCGCGAAACGCCGCGACGGCGGCAGCCAATGATCGTGACACCGCTCGCGCCGCGATCGTCCGGCGTCACCAAGATCCAGAAATAGCCAAGATACAGGACTTGTCGAACGAGCGCGCCAAATACCTCAGCCTGGGCGGGCGTGAAGGGGACGCCACGGTCCAGGCGCTCGACGCGGATCTTCGCGCCCTTCGCGCTGGATATTCTTCAGCTGAGGACATGGCCAACAAGCTGCAGCAGGCTCACGAAAAGGCGATCCGCGAAGGCCGGACGGCGGCGCGTCACCAAGAAGCTGAGACCCGCAAGTCCGCGCGTGAGCGCGAAGAGGCGATCCGTCTTGAGGGGCTGCGGGCCGATCATGCTCTGGATAACCAGCGGCGGCTCGCCCAGGCGCGCGGCGATGACAGCGCCCTAGACATCCTGAGCCGTCAGGGGCGGCTGCAAGACGAGATAAATCGCTATCTGCGGGAGGGCTATAGCCTGACTCAGGCAACGGCAAACGCTCGGGCCCAAATCGGTGATGAAATGCAGGCTGAGTCGGATCGACTGCGCAGGGAGCGTGCTTCTCCGGAGGGCTTCGTGTCGTCAGCGGACCGGATGGCCGACTCTCTCAAGGGGCGTGTGATTGAGCGTGATGGCTGGCTTGCTGAGTACGGTGAGCGCCTGAGGTTGATGACCGGAGATGCGTTCCATGATGGCCTCATGGCTGGCATGACCGGTGGGAGCTTCTTCAGCGTATTCGCAGACCGCCTCAAATATGCAGCGGCCTCCGCCCTCGCGGACAGCCTAACGAGCAGCGTGTTCGGGTCGCGGGGTGGCTCCGGAACGGTTGGGCTTATTCAGTCCGCTCTCAAGTTCCTGCCGAAGTTCGCCGCCGGCACGGACTTCGCTCCGGGCGGCCTCTCGCTCGTGGGCGAGTACGGTCCAGAAATCGTCAACCTGCCGCGCGGCTCTGGCGTTCGGTCCGCCCTGGACACCCACGCTATGATCCAGAACGCCGCCGTCCGGGCCGCCAACACGCCAGCGCTGCCGCCGGTTCAGATCACCTATGCCCCGTCGTTCGACGCCCGGGGCGCGGGGCCGCGTGAGGTCGAGGAGCTGCGGGCCCAGATGGCGGCCGATAGGGCCTCGTTCGAGGCCCGTGTCACCCAGGCCGTCCAGGACGGCCTCAACCGCCGCAAGATCCGGGTCTGAGGCTCCGCACATGACGATCGTGTTTCCCCGCCCGATGCCGGCGGCTGGCGCCTCGCGCCAGGTGTTCGAGCTGAAGCGCGTGGACTACCTGTCGCCCGAGACCGGCGGTCGCCTGGGCGCGATGGCCGGCGGCGTGCCCCTTTGGTACGCCAAGTGGACCCTGGGCCAGGGCGGCCAGCAGCGGGCCGAGGAGTGGCAAGCCTTCGTTGACAGCTTGGACGGCCCGGCGCGGCTGTTCATCGGCGAGGATCTGAGCCGTCCGTTCCCGCTGGCCTACCCGAACGGCTTTGCGGGCATGGTTCGCGCCGGCGGCGGCGCGTTCGACGGCTCTGCGGCGGTGTGGTCGCGGCACCTCAGCGACGACGGTCAGGCGCTCGTGGCGCTGAACGGTCTGCCGGCAGGCTTCGAGATCTCCCGCCGCGACTACCTGGGATTCCGCTGGGAAACCGGCGGCGTGGCCCGACGCGCCATGGTGCGGTTCGTCGAGTCCGTCACGGCCAACGGGTCGGGGTGGATTCCACAAACGGCTGTCCGTCCCGCAATCCCCATGGCGGTGCCCAGCAACGCCATCGCCCATTTCGACCGCCCAGGGTGCCTGATGCGGCTTATTCCGAGCGAAACCCAGATGGGCGAGATGGATCGTCGCCTGGCGGCGGCCGTCACCGTCGCGGCGTTGCAGGACATCCTGCCGTGAAGGTGTTCGGCGAGGCCGCCATGGCTGCGATCGAGGCCGGCGAGGCAATGGGTGTGGGGGCTGTCTTCATCGGCTGCGCGCCCAATCCCGTCCGCGTCTGGAGCGGATACGGTCAGATCACGATCGACGGCCAGGTGTTCGAAGGCATCGGCGATCGTGGCCTGGTGACGGCGTCGGGCGGCGGCCTGGGCGGCGCGGCGCAGGACGTCACCTTGAGCCTGTCGGGCGTCGAGCCGGCGAACCTCGCCCTGCTGGACGCGGCGGCGCTGAAGGACTCGCCCGTCATCATCTGGCGACTAATCTTCGACACCGCCGGCCAGACGTTGCTGGCGGCCACGGTCTTCACCCGTGGCCGGCTGGACACCTTGAACCCAAAGGTCGTGCCCGGCGGCACGGCGACCTTGGAGGCGCGGGTCGAGGGCGCGGCGAAGGGTCTGGGGCGCTCGCGTGGGCGCACCCGAAGCGACACCGACCAGCGTCTCGATGCGCCCGACGACGCGGGCTTCTCGGCCACCAGCTACGCCGGCCAGAAGACGATTTATCTCGGCGGGAAGATCCCCGCGACCGTCTCGACCTTGCCGGGGATCGGCGGGGTCACGTCCAACAGCTACGACGACTGGGGCTGACCATGGTTCGGGACCATCTGGCCTTGGTGGCCTACATGCGTGAGCGCATGCGAACCGGGTTCGCATGGGGCGCTCAGGATTGCGTGACCTTCGCGGCCGGCGCGGTCGAGGCGCAGACCGGCGTGGACCCGCTGGGCGAGATCGCCTCGCGCTGGACGACGGAACGCGGCGCTGCCCGGGTGCTGAAGGCGTTCGGCGGCATGGAAGCCGCCGTCTCGTCGGTGCTGCGCCCGATCGCGCCCGCCATGGCCGCCCGGGGCGATGTGGCAGGCTGGCTGGACGGCAAGGGTCGGCTTCAGCTGGCGATCGTCGAGGGTGAAACCCTGATCGGCCCGGGCCAGGCTGGCCTGACCCGCCTGCCGCGCAAGTCGATGGTCAAGGCGTGGAGCGCCGAGCAATGAAGACCGCCCTGCGCCGCCGCTGGCGGCTCGGCGCGGTGATCGGAGCGCTGGCTTTGATGGCGCCCGCCGTCGCCCATGCCGATCCGGTCACGGCGACGATCGCGGCCTTCGTCAACGTCATCGCGGGCGCGACGGCGGCCGCCGCCGTTGGCAACTTCCTGCTGGTCTACGGGACGCTGATCTACACGACGACTGCCAGCTGGGCGCTGTCCAAGCTGTCGGCTCCGAAGGGGGCCAGCTCGTCGCAAGAGCGCCAGGCCCAGGTCGCGGCCCTGACGGTCGGCGAAGTGCCGCGCGAAATGATCGTCGGCATGGCCGGCACCGGCGGTTCGTTGGTCGACGCCTACTACTACGGCGGCCAGTACGGCACCGACTGGAACACCTTCGTCATCGCCCTGGCGGACCATCGTTGCGAGGCCCTGGTGGGCTTCTATGTCGGCGACACCTACGTTCCCTTCACCGGGGACGGCCCGGTGACCGGCTACAATGGCCAGCTCACGGTCTACTGGCGACCTGGGGCGGCCGACGACGCCCCGTTCCCCGGGGACATCGCGGGCCTGGGTCCAGCGACGGCGGCAGGCTCGCTGAAGGGCGTGGCCCGGGTGGCGGTGTCCTACAAGGCCGACGCGCCAGACGCCAAGAACCCGATCTGGACCAGCGGTCGCCCGACCTTCCTCTGGGTGGTGAAGGGCGCGCGTTGCTACGACCCCCGCAAGGACGACACGGTCCCGGGCGGTGAAGGCCCGCACCGATGGGACGATCCCGAGACCTGGGAATGGTCTGAAAACGCCGAGATCTGCCGCTACGCCTTCGCGCGTGGCGTCTACGCCGTCGATGCGGTCGACAACCCGGCGGCCCTGCGCCTGGGTCGCGGTCTCAGCGTCTATGAGGCTCCGCCCGAGCGCGTTTTCGCCGCGGCTAACCTGTGTGACGAACCGGTGGATATCGGCAGCGGTACGATGGAGCCCCGGTACCGCGTCGGCGGGGTGATCAAAGCCAACGAGACGTTCGACCGGGTCGAGCAGATGTTCGCCGACGCGACCGGCGGCTACATCATCCAGCCCGAGGGCGGCGTTACGGTCGATCCGGGTCAAGCCCGGACGCCGGTGGCCTCGATCACCGACGATGACCTCCTGACGGGCATGGAGGCCGGCTTCAGCTACTTCCGGTCGGCGTCTGACCGGGTCAACACCGTGGTCCCGCGTTATGTCGAGCCGGCCCAGAAGTGGGCCGACACGGCGGCGACCGTCTGCCGGGATATCGACGACATCGCCGCCGATGGCGGGCCGGCCGAGGAGACCCTTGCCCTGCCGCTGGTCACGTCGCGCGCCCAGGCCGAGCGTTTGGGCGAAATGCGCCGCCGCCAGCACCGCCTGGAGCGCACCGCCACGATCCAGCTGGGGCCGCGCTTCGCGCACCTGGAGGAAGGCGACTGGATCGAGTGGACGTCGGCTCGCTTCACCAAGGGTGAGACGGTCGTGTTCCGGATCACGGCCTACGCCTTGGACGCAGCCTGGCGCAACACGCTGGCCCTGGAGGAGACCAGCTACGACGTCTTCGGCTTCGGCGGCTTGCCCAGCACCCCCACGCCCGGCGAACCGTCGATCCCGCCGGGCGCGCTGGCCCTGGGCGGCGTCACCGTCGCGCCAGTCCTGCTCCAGGGCGACAACGAAAGCCTGCTCCCGGCGGTCCAGGTTGGCTGGGACGTGCCGGTGGACCCGGCCATTCTGTCCATCCGGGCGGAGGTCAGGCTCCAGGGACAAACGGCGGTCGCGCCGACCAGCACGGCCGAGGTTAACTCGGGCCTGCTGGTGGTCACCAACGGCGTGCCGCCCTCGGCGCGGATCGAGGTTCGGCTGGTTCCCATGGGCGTCGCCGGGCGCTCCGTCGTGCCCAGCAATTGGCACGCCGTTACGACTGGCGGCCTGGTCGCGAACGAAGCGCTCAATATCGGCGAGTTCACCAAGGAGCAGCTGCGAACCTGGACCCAACTGACGGACCTGGCCAACGCCAACGCCCGGGACGCGCTGATCCGGATCGCGGCGGCCGTCGCCCAGGCCTCCGCCTGGGACCAGGATCTCTTGGGCCAGATCCTGCCGGAGAGCGGCCGGCCGATCGGCGCGACCATCGACGACCAGGTCCGCATCGTCGAGGACAACACCCAGGCGATCGTCGAGCACCACGAGGAGATGCTGGTCGGGTTCGCTAACTCGGCGGCGGCGCTGTCGGCGGAGATGCTCGTCCGCGCCTCGGCCGACGAGGCCTTGTCACTCTACGCGGTGAACCTGGCGGCCGTGGTCAACGCGAACTACGCGACCGTCACCAGCCAGCTGGCGACGCTCACTACGAACACGAGCGCCACGGCCTCGGCTCTGACGACGCTGACGACGAACTTCAACAACAACGTCGCGTCGGTCAGCAACCAGCTGACGGCGTTGTCGAACGCGGACATCGCCCAGGCCAGCAGCATCTCGACGCTGTCGTCCACCGTGGGCGGACACACCTCGTCGATCAGCTTCTTGAGCACCACGCTTTCGACGCTGAGCGGACAGGTCGGCGCGGCCTTCGGTTTGCGGATCGCCGCCGGCAACAAGGCGATCGGCTTCAAGGGGATCAACAACGGGATCGAGGGAGGCTTCCTCTTCGACGCCGACTATTTTGGGATCTCGACGGGTCTGGGCACGACCTATCCGTTCTTCGTGTCGGGCTCGACCGTCTACATGACCAACGTGGCGATCAGCGGGAGCCTAGTGGTCGCCGGCACGGTCGACGCGCCCCAGCTCGCCTCCCGCGCGGCCACAAGCACCTCGCGGTCCAACGCGTCGTGGACGATGGGTGGCGGCAGCTTCTCGACGATCCTTTCGCACTACGTCTACCTGGCGAAGGCCGGAACCGTGGACAGTGACGCGGTGATTGCGCAGCACTTCCCGAGCGGTGATCGGAACTGGGAATTTCAGCTCTGGATCGACGGAGAGATGCAGTTTCGCTGCTACGGGGCCAACGGCCAGGACAGCGTGTCGTTGTCAGGTTCCAAGGACTGCGCCGCCGGCTATCGACTGGTCGAAGTCTACTGGAACGCACACTCGAGCGTGAACATCGACTACCGCATGCTCAAATCCATGGGGAGCTGGTGATGGCCGACAACATCAGCGCGGTGATCTACGAGCCGCTGGCCGACGATCCGTCTTCGGGCCGTATTCTCTGGTCGACCGTCGCGCCGCCCGGCGCGATGGCGATGGAGACGCGCCCCTGGGTCCCGACCCTGGTTTACGACGCCGACTATGACCGCAGCCACAAGATCGAGGCTGGCCAGCTCGTGCAGACCCATCGCTGGCTTCTAGACGCCGACGGTCGCCGCGTCGGTCTAGAGCCCCTCTAACCTCAACAAGGAAGACGCCATGTCTGACACCACCACGGCCGCCGAGGCGGCCGGGGCGAGCCTTGCCGCGCTCGCCGTCCTCAAGAAACAGCAGATCGTGGCCAGCCTCGATCCGCTGCGAACCCTGATCGCCCAGGCCGAGCGGCTGACCACGGCCGAGCTGACCGCCGTCGCCCTCACGCTCTCGCAGCTGGTCGACGAGCCCCAGTCCAAGAACACGATGGCCCAGATCGGCTTGCAGATCCTGCCGACCCTGCCGACCGCGCTGCGCGAGGCCTTGGCCAAGATCGAAAAGCAACTGGAAGCCTAAGCCATGGCCATCGGTATCCCTGAATTCGCCACGCAACTGGCCGACCTTCAGGCGCAGTTCGTCGCCGGGGACATCGACCAGGGCGAGCTGGCAGGCGGTCTTCGGGCGCTCTGGGAGGAGTCGGAGAACATCCCGCTCCTCTTCCAGAACATGCAAGAGGTCATCGCCATCAAGGCGACGATCCTGACGGCCTTTCAAGCCGCCCTTCAGGTCAAGGGCACGGTCGCGTCGGTGAGCGCCCTGCCGGCCGGGGCGGTCGACCGCGACGCCTACAAGATCGACAACGCCGCTGACGCCAAGGACAAGCACCTCTATGTGCGAGTGGCTGGTGCGTGGGTCGATCTCGGTTCTTTCGGCGGCGATGCTGGCCGTAGCGGGTACCAGGTGGCCGTCGCAAACGGCTTCACGGGGACTGAGACCGAGTACGGCAACCTGCCAATTACCAAGGCCGCAATTGCGCAGACTGCGGCGAACAACGCGGATGCGAAAGCGGCGCTAGCGCAAGAGAAGGCTGGCCTCGCTGTTGAGAAGGCGGCGATCGCTCAAGCGGCGGCCGACAACGCCGACGCCAAAGCCATCGCGGCCCAGGCCGTTGTGGATGGGGCGGAGACCATCCTCGACGCCGTGCCGCTGGCTGAGGCTGCGCGAGACGCAGCCGAAGCTTCACGCGTCTCGGCCGAGATGACGCGCAACACCGTCCAGGGCTCGATGCCCTTGCTGTTCGCGTCCCCCAACCTGTTCCCGGACGCCGACCTGACGGGCTTATTCGCTAAGGACTGGTCAGCCGACGTCCCCACCAGCCAGATCGGGGGGCGCCCGGCCCTGGTTTTCACGGGCGTGACGCGCACGCAGCGGACGCCTGTCGCGATGCTTGGTGGGCCTGGCGCGATCTTCTCGGCTGGCCTCATCGTGGAAAACCTTACGTGGGTTTCCGGTGGCGCGAACCTGATCCTGATCCGGCAGCTCGATATCGCCCGCAACCCGATCAGCGGAACGTCGGTGACGCTGTTGCAGACCGGCGCGAACACCTCGACCTCGCAGTCGCTCACGACGACGGCGCAGACGATCCACGCCGACGCGGCCTTCGTGGAGCTGTACATCTCATCGGGCGGCAATGCCGGCAATGTCGTGACCGCGTCGCAGATCGGCCTCTACAAGGGCGCGAGCGCCGCCTACCGCCCCGGTGTTACCGGGCGCGTTCCCTCGGTCTCCGATCTCTACGGCGTGCTGGCTGGCCTGGCGCGTCTGTACGGCGAACCGAATTTGTTCCCCGACAAAACCATGACGGGCGTGGGCTGGAGCGGCCCTATGACGACGTCGCGCCGCGCCGGTCGTAAGACGCTGCGCGCGACGGGCGGCGATCGTTATGTCCGTCTAGCGGCGTCCGCATTGGGCGATCCGGGGGCGACGTTCTCCGTGGGTGTGACGGTCGAGGCTGTCGGCTACACCAGCGGTGCGGCCAACAGCGTCCTGGTTCGTCAGCTGACCTCTGGCGGCGCCGTGATCTCCGGTACGACGGTCACGCTGAACAATAGTTCGACCAAGTCTTTCGTCGAAGCCACGCCCGCCGTGGCCGAAGCCATGGTGCTCGACGCTACGGCCGCCTTCGTGGAGCTGTATCTCCAGGCCAGCGGAAATGCGGCGAACTTCGTCGAGGTCTCGCTGATCGGCTTCTACAAGGGGGACACGGCCTTCTATCGCCCTGTCATGGACGGCCTGGCCACGACGCCGGACCTCTACGGCGCTGTGGCTGGGGTGGCTCGTCTCTACAGCGAGCCGAACCTCTTCCCCGACAAGTCCATGTCTGGCGTGGGCTGGAGCGGCGCGCTCACGACGGGTCGTCGATCGGGCCGCAAGACCCTCAAGACGACCGGCGGTGATCGCTATATCCGGGTCGCCGCGTCGGTGCTGGGTGGCCCCGGGGCGACCTTTTCGGCCGGCGTGACGGTCGAGGCGATGGGTTGGACGGGCGGCAGCGCGAACAGCGTGCTGATCCGGCAGCTGACCTCGGCGGCTGCGGTGATCTCCGGTACGACCCAGACCATCTACACGGGATCGAATCGGACCTTCACCGAACCGACGCCGGGCGTGCTGGAAAACGTCACCATCGACGCGTCCGCCGCCTACATCGAGTTCTACCTGCAAGCGTCGGGCAACGCCGCCAATTACGTCGAGATCTCGTTGGCGGGCCTCTACAAGGGTGACAGCGCGCTCTACCGCCCGCCCATGGACGGCCTGGCCACCACGCCGGACCTCTATGGCGCGGTGGCTGGTCTCTCGCGCCTGTTCAGCGAGCCGAACGTCTTCCCCGACGCATCGATGTCGGGGGCTGGCTGGAGCGGCGCGATGACGACCAGCACGCGGGATGGGCGCAAGACGCTCCGGGCGACAGGCGCTGACCGCTACATTCGCGTTCCCGCCAGCACGCTCGGCGGGCCAGGAGCGACCTTCTCGGTCGGCGTTGTCGTCGAGGCGGTCGGCTACACTTCGGGCGGCGCCAATACGGTGATTGTGCGCCAGCTGACGACCGGGTTCGCGGCAATCAGCGGTAAAACAAAGGCAGTCTACAACGCCAGCGCCAGTTCGTTCGAGGAAATCCGGCGCGGAGCTTTGGAAGCGGAGGTCATCGACGACAACG